TGGATTCTAACGCCTGAAAACGTAGACAAGGTTGGAGCATGGGCCAAGAAAAATGTAAAACTCGTTGAGAAATTAACCCAAAACAAACTTCTTCCTTCTTCCGTTCGATTATACATTCGCTCGGTTTCAGGATCTAAAACAAAGATTACGGAAGATTTTTTCAGTGAAAGTGAATTAAAAGAAATTAAAAAAAGAGTAACCGAAGCAGAAGTTAATAAAGCTTTGGAGGGCTATGCCACTTCGGGAGCGGGAAGTCAGGGGAGAGCGTCGGAAGGTCATAGCGGAATTGGTTATGAAAGTGATAAAGCAAAAACTTTAAAGAACGCCTTTACCGATGATGCAGTTAATATCGATATGACTTTTGGACAGGCGGGATTCTATCGAAACAAGGATGGTACCTACCAGGTTTATGATAAACATAATTTTTCTAATATGTTGGGCCAGTGGGATTGGTATGCCAATGCAGAAGACCTAGTCGGCCAAGTCTGGGCGCTTAATGATCTTTACGCAACTGACATAGTGGCAGGAAAGGTTATGAGAAGATATGATCTTAATGAACCTAACCGAGAAGTTCTTAAGATAGTTATTGAATCCTATAAAAATGGAGAAATTAGTTTAGCAAAATTGATACGAACGATTGGGGGCTACTTGGCTTCCGATGAAACTATAGACGTTCTTAAGAAAGACACTGATTGGAAGGGAGAGGAGTATGAGTATGTTGACAAGGTAGAAACTGAAGAAAGTGCAGGCGTCCCTGTTAGTTTGAATATTGGTCCTATTTCTCAAACAGATAAATATAAAGTTGATAGGAAGCGGGACTTTTTAGAGCGTGATGATGAGAGGATGGATGATATATCAAAATATGAATATGACTTGGCACCCACGATGGGAGAAGAATATGCACAAATGATTTTTGATGATGCACGGGATTATCCAGCGTCGGCTCTAGGACACCCGAGTGGAAAAAGTACAGCTAAGTGGCCATATACACTGGCATCAGATGAATACGAAGATGTCGGCATTCCTTCTGCAATAAGAATGGACGCACAAAAATATATAAAAAAACGTGAAATTAATGAATTAGACCCGAATTGGCAAAATGCACGTCAGAAGGAGAGTTATTATTGGGATAAGGATAAAAAACGTTGGATGGACTTATTTAGTCATCCAGACCTAGCTGAAGGCGTGCCTTGGCTTTTTTGGGATGAAGGACAAGCAACTCGAGAATATCGAGATAGAGAAAAACTACATCACCCTAATGATGATTTTGTTCCTTATTTTGAATCCGAATCAACAGGGGAAGATTTGTATCCTGGTTTTAAAAAAAGAAAAGATGAATATAAAGATGGGGGTATTGTCTCTTTAATCCAAAATTATAAATGATCAAAAGATTAACCCTTACTGTTCCTCCTAAACGGGGACCGTTACCACAAGGCTTGAAAGTTGAGCTAAAACAAGTTAAACCTATTAAATTGGAGAAGACTAGAAATGGCAGACGTCGACAAATCATTACCTAACGTAGAACAAACAGTTACCATTGCACCTCAAAAAGAGATGGTTCAAGAAGAGATTGTTGAACAAAAAGGTCCTGTTGAAATTACACCCACGGACGACGGAGGTGCGGAAGTTACTTTCGATCCACGAGCCGTGAACCAGCCTGGAACGGAGAAGCACTTTGATAATCTATCCGAACTGCTTCCTGATCGGGTTATTGATCGTTTGGGCAGTGAACTTTTTAATTCCTACCAGGAATATCGTTTTTCCCGAAAGGAATGGGAAGACTCATATACCAAGGGCCTCGATCTTTTAGGCTTTAAATATGAAACGCGAACCGAGCCTTTTCGGGGAGCGAGTGGCGCAACCCATCCCGTTTTAGCCGAAGCCGTAACCCAGTTTCAGGCATTAGCCTATAAAGAACTTTTCCCCGCAGGCGGACCTGTTAGAACCCAGATTCTTGGCTTGACTAATATTCAGCGTCAACAACAGGCACATCGGGTTAAAGATTTTATGAATTATCAATTGACATCGGTCATGAAGGAATACGAACCTGAATTTGACCAGATGTTATTTTATTTACCCTTAATCGGTTCAACCTTTAAAAAAGTTTATTATGATCAGTTACTCGGTCGAGCGGTTTCCAAATTCATTCCTGCCGATGATTTAGTGGTGCCTTATACGGCAACCTCCTTGCAGGATGCTGAGGCAATCATGCACGTATTAAAAGTTTCCAAAAATGATTTACGAAAACAACAGGTAGGAGGATTCTATCGCGACATTGAACTTGCTCCGCCGTCCGATTCTTTTGATGACCGAGTCACGGAAAAAGAACGAGAAATCGAAGGGATTAAGAAAAGTCGAACCGAAGACGTTTATACTTTAATTGAATGTCATGTGAATTTGGATCTGGAAGGTTTTGAAGATGTGGATCAACAAGGAGAACCAACCGAGATTAGACTGCCTTACATTGTAACGGTGGAAGAAGCGTCTAGAAAAATATTATCGATTAGACGAAATTATAATGCAGATGATCCTTTAAAGAAAAAAATTCAGTATTTTGTTCATTTCAAATTTTTACCTGGTCTAGGCTTTTACGGCTTTGGACTAATCCATATGATCGGTGGCCTATCGCGAACGGCGACCGTAGCTTTAAGAAGTTTACTTGATGCAGCAACATTATCGAATCTCCCCGCAGGTTTCAAGATGCGTGGTGTGCGGATTCGTGATGATGCATCTCCATTACAACCTGGCGAATTTCGAGACATCGACGCACCTGGAGGGAACATTCGTGAAGCCTTTACAACTCTTCCCTACAAGGAACCGTCACAGACTTTACTAGCTCTTATGGGGGTCGTAGTCCAAGCAGGACAAAGATTCGCATCTATAGCGGATCTACAAGTAGGCGATGGGAATCAACAGGCAGCAGTGGGAACGACCGTGGCTCTGTTAGAAAGAGGAAGCCGAACGATGTCGGCCATTCATAAAAGACTTTATGCTGGGCTACGTGATGAATATACTTTATTGGCAAAAGTATTTGCTACTTATTTACCACCCGAATATCCTTACGATGTTGTTGGTGGCAATCGTATGGTTAAAGTTCAAGACTTTGACGCTCGGGTAGATATTCTTCCAATTGCTGATCCAAATATTTTTTCACAGTCCCAACGAATTATGTTGGCACAAACCGAATTACAATTGGCAACGTCCAATCCTCAAATTCATGATGTTTATATGTCGTATCGTAAAATGTACGAAGCCTTAGGGGTTCATGAAATTGATCGTATTTTACCTCCCCCTCCTCCGCAGGTTCCAAAAGATCCTGCGATTGAACATATTGATGCTATGGGTGGAAAGAAATTTCAAGCGTATCGAGGTCAGAATCATCGTGCCCATCTTACGGCGCACTTAGATTTTATGGCCACGAACCTCGCACGAAATAACCCGATGGTGATGGCCGCGATTGAAAAGAATATTTTCGAGCACATTAGTCTCATGGCTCAGGAACAGGTTGAAATAGAATTTGCCGACCAGTTAAAACAACTACAGATGATGGGACAAAATTTACAAATGCCTCAACAGGCTCAATTGCTTCAAGACCTCGAATCGCGTAAAGCGGAGCTGATAGCTGAAATGATGGAAGAATTTCTGAAGGAAGAAAAATCCATTACTTCTCAATTCGATAATGATCCGATTGCCAAACTTAGAGCAAGAGAACTTGATTTAAGAGCAATGGAAAATCAACGAAAAGAACGTTACGATGACTCACGAACCGATCTGGATCGATCGAAGTTATTGCAGAACAAGGAAATAAGNGAAGATAAATTAGAGCAGAACGAGGATCTTGCTGAACTTCGAGCCGAAACATCCATGGCTAAATCCATGTTGTCCTCGGAAACAAAATTAAAATCCGANCGTATGAAGCGTCAGGATGTTAGAACCTTGAAAGGACCAAGAAGATAATGGCCGATTATCCAGCAGGGGTTTACGATTTATATATGAAGTACCTGAATGAAATGGATCAGTCAGGGGTGGCGGTTGATTTTGAGACTTATGCTTCTCAGCTTCCTTATAATATTGAACAGGGAGGCGGAGACTCTCAAGGGGGTGGAGGTTATGGTCAATGGGGAAATTTAGATGAAAGTGACACTAAAGATTTTACTAAAGATGTTTGGAGTCGTGACATGGTCTCGGGTCCGCAGGAAGCAATCGCTGAAAATAAAACTACTCCAACTTTCTCTTGGCAACCTGAAGAAATAACAGGATTTAAGAATGTTAACACAGGGCAATATCAAACTTTTGAAGGCAAAAATATAGAACATTTAGGAATGAATTTTTCAGGTTTGATGGGTATAGCGGCAGAAGCTTTGGGCCTTACGGAGAAAACAGGTAAATATGGTGACTATAATTTAGGTCAAATTGCAGGAACCTTTACAGGCTATGATCCTAAGACAGGCTATAAAGGTTTAAGAAAACATTTAAACAAGCGTGGTATTAGAAATCAGCTTTTAGAAAATATGAACAATCAAAAAATTCAAAAAGAAGTTGATGCATATAACAAAGCATCTGCAGCCAAAGCTGCAGAAGCACAACGTCAAAAGCAATTAGCTCAATCAAGTCAAGTTATATATGACCCAGGGCCTCCAGGTGGAGGAGGAACTTGGCATGAACAAACAGCAGCTAAAGAACAAGCTTTTGCTGATACAGGTGGTCAACAAGGAAAAGTTGCTGGACCAGGGTTTGGTCAGGGTGCTTATTTTGAAGAAGGCGGAAGAGTTGGCTATGCTNATGGAACTCCTATAGCTGANGTTACTNAANNNGAAGCTACTTTAATAGGAGATGACAATGTATCTCTCTTGGATTTTTTAAAAATAACTGGAGGTGGAAGTTATGGTGAAAATACAGATATAATGTATGAAGGTGAAATAATTCCAGGATTAGATCAAACAAACTATGGTTATGGTTTCGATGTAGGAGCTGAAGTACCAATAGGGGATACAGGTGTTACTTTAACAGGTGATGTTGGAATTGGAAGAGGGTCTACACAGACAGACTATATGGGAGAACATGTTCCTTCTTTATCAGGTGTAGGTGAAACAAAACTAGGTGATAAATGGAATGTAGGAATTGAAGGAAAATGGCCAGTAAATTTTAATGAACTGTTTATGGAAGAAGGCGGAAGAGTAGGTCTTCAAAGTGGTGGATTAGCTAGCTTGCTAAATTAAATATAATAGGATAAATTAAATCAAGGAAAAAATTATGCCAAGTTATTTTAATTCAACAGCTCAGAATAAAGGTGAAATCTTAGCGAGCCGTACTGAAAAGTATGCTCAAGGCGGTCGCGTAGGTTTTAAAGCAGGTACGGATAAGAACTGGATTCAAAAAGCTACTAAGAACATGAGAAAAGATAAACCATGCACGGGCAAAAAATTCGGAAGTAAGACTTGCCCACCAGGATCAAGACGTTATAATCTTGCTAAAACTTTTAGATCCATGAATAAAAAAAGTGCTTAATGCCTTTCAAATCTGAAAAGCAAAGACGTTTTTTATGGAAAAAACACCCTACTATTGCTAGGGATTGGACTAAGAAACATGGAAGCAAGGTAGTGAAAAAAGAGGGAGGAAAAATAGCCTATGCATCTCGAACTAAAGGTGCTATAAAATAGGAAAAAACATTATGACTAAAATAACAGAAGCATCAAAACTTACAGTAGGTAGAAAAGGAAAAGTTTCTTTGAATCAAAGTGACTCTGTCTCTATTCCTTCTCAAAATGTAAAGCTTGACCCACGATCAAAAACTGAAACTTTAAAAGCTGCAAGAAATTATATTGCAACGGGTGATAAAGTAACCATTAAAGGAACAGGTAAAGCTAGAAAACAAACAGCAACCTGGTACTAAAATGGCTTGGTTCGGTTTAGCGCGTATTGCGCTGCAAACGGGCGCAAAAATATATTCCAATAGACAAAAAGCAAAAGCGGCTATGTCTGATGCACAATTATTGCATGCAGAACGACAAGCCCGTGGAGAAGAATCTTACCAGGGAAAATTGCTAGAAGCCCGTCAAACAGATCTCAAAGACGAATTCGTTTTAATAATTCTCTCGGCGCCCATAATTATTTTGGCCTGGGGGGTCTTCAGCGACAATCCTGACGCCTTAAATAAGGTTAAAATCTTTTTTGAGCATTTCCAGCAACTTCCGACATGGTTTACTTCACTTTGGGTATTGGTATGCGCCAGCATATTCGGTATAAAGGGTACTCAGGTGTTCAGGAATGGTAAAGGTAAAAAATAAGCTAGACATGCATTATTAAAACAAATATAAATAACTAAGGAGAAAACTATGAGAAATGATTTTGGAACACGACCTTACAAATCCCGCTTCCCTTACAAAAAAGCAGAAGGGGGATCAGCAAAACGTCAAGGCTACAATGCTAGACTTGATGAATCATTAGGTGCACGTACAGGTGCAGAGTCTACTAAATCTCAAAGCTTAAAGGCTCGAAGAGATGAGAGCAAAGGTGCGGAAAGATCTAAAGGACGTAGAGCCTATGCTGCTGTAGGAACGATGGACAAAAATAATAAAAGGTTTATCTAATGTCTCATTTAGAAGATCAAAAAAACCTTACCAACGGTGTGGGATGGGGAAAGGTTCTTGCGTCTCCTATTGTGCATGCTAAAGAAAAAGCTCAAAGAGTATGGGAAGGAATAAAAGCGACTCCTGACTATATTAAAAAACATATTAAGAAAAAAGAGAAAAAAACAACAGTGAAGGAAACGGATCTTTTAAAAGGAAAAGATTATTATCCGCCAAAACCATAAAAGGAAATTAAAATGGCTAAAAAAACAAAAAAAGGTGATCGAACTAAATTATGGCACGGTGGACCTCATAACACAGGTCGAATGAATTTATTAGAACAAGAAGGGCGAATTAGAGCTGAACCTCAAACTAGAAATGTACGTGCTGAAGAAGCAAGAGTTACTGGAGAATTGAATCGAGGATTTAAAGACGGCAAAAGAGTTGCTAAAGCTAAAGGTGGCCGAACAAAGAAACAATTTGGTGGTGGATTCACTAGACCATTAGGTGGTGTAGGTGGTGTAGGTGGTGTAGGTGGTGTAGGTGGTGTAGGCGGTGTAGATGTACCTATTAGACCCGCTGGCTATAAAGGTGGTGGGGCCGCAGTTCGTGGCTTAGGGAGAGCATTTACTAACGCTAAAAAAGTTTAATCTGCTTCTATGGAAGCCATAAACATTATTTATAAATTAAAAAAAGAAATTAAAGATCATTTAACTGCTTTAACTCTCGTTATTACATCGGGAGGTCTTGACAGCATCGATAAATACAAATATATTGTAGGACAAATCAATGCACTGGAATCAGTGCAACAGGCAATCTCTAGCCTGCTTGAACAAAAGGAGCAAGATGAACCAGAAGGAAACGTTGTCGACCTCAGTCCCTACGAAAAACGAAAAGCCTAAATTTGCGTTAGAAGAAAAGTATAGGGAACAAACTCAAAAATTACCTAAACCTACGGGTTGGAGAATCATTGTTTTGCCATTTAAAATGGGTGAGAAAACAAAAGGAGGAGTTGTTATACATGAAGCAGCTCTTGAACGTCAACAAGTAGCATCGCAGTGTGGTTTAGTCTTGGCAATGGGTCCCCAATGTTATAGAGATAAAGAACGATATCCTGATGGTCCATGGTGCAAGATTAACGATTGGGTTGTCTTTGCAAGGTATGCAGGATCGCGTATACATATTGAAGGTGGTGAGATTCGTCTTCTTAATGAAGATGAAATTTTGGCAATCGTGCAGGATCCCGAGGATATACTGCATGCATTTTAACATAGAAGGAGAAAAACTATGCCTGAAGAAGAAAAAGTANAAGAAGAAAAAAAAGTAGAAGAAGAAAAAGATATTAAAAAAGAATCTATGGTTGATATCGATACCAGCGGACCTGGTGCCGATGTTGAATTACCTGAAGAAAAAGTAACCGAAGTAGAAGAGCAACCTGAAACGGAGGATAAAAAAGATGAAAAAACTAGTGAAGACGTTGCTGAGCCCGATGACACATCTAAGGAATCTGATATCAAGCCTGATGTTCAAACTGGCCAACAAAAAGAAGAAATAGAACAATATGGTGAAGGCGTAAAAAGAAGAATAGCAAAATTAACCAAGAATTGGCGTGAAGAAGAACGTCAAAAAAATGCTGCTTTAGATTATGCCAAATCAGTTCTTACAGAACAAAAAGATCTTAAAGAACGTTTAACCAAGCTAGATGGCACTTATACTTCAGAACTGGAAACAAGAATTAAAAAAGGTTTTGAAGGAGCTAAAGCTAAATTATCAAAAGCAATTGAAGCATCGGACGTTGATGCTCAAGTCCTAGCTCAACGAGATATTGCTCAATTAGCCATTGATGAAGCTAAATTAGCAGATCTAAAAGAGCGTCAGGAAAGGGCAAAAATAGTTAAAGAAGAAGCTTCTAAAACTAGAATGCCTGCTAATGTGGGAGGACCTATTGAACAACCCATGCCTATGGATCCGCAAGCACGACAGTGGGCGGAAAAAAATACATGGTTTGGTAAAGATGAGCCAATGACCTATACAGCGTTGTCTTATCATAAGAAAATGGTGGATGAAGAGGGTTACGATCCTTATTCAACTGATTATTATCAAGAAATTGATAAAAGAATAAAGGTTGCATTCCCCCAGAAATTTGGTAATAAGGAAGTACAAACGGAATCGTCTAGACCGACACAAATCGTTGGCTCAGCCACACGCAGTGTAAAAAAAGGACGCAACATACAGAGACTCACATCTTCTGAAGTAGCAATCGCTAGAAAATTAGGTGTGCCACTTGAAGACTATGCGAAACAAAAACTAAACATGACGAAGGAGGTTTAAGCATATGAAAAAAGAACATATGAAAAAAGAAGACATAAAACCCACTTCCCGTGCGGACTCAACTAGGTCAAAAACCGAAAGACCTAAAGTATGGGTTCCCCCATCATCTCTCGATACGCCCCGTGCGCCTGATGGATTCAGGTATCGATGGATAAGAGCGGAAAGTGTTGGCTTTGAAGATATAAAAAATATTCAAGGTCGTATCAGATCAGGCTACGAGTTAGTTCGATCTGATGAAATAGAAAACGCTTCCGATTATCCAGTAATCGAAGACGGAAAATACAAAGGGATAGTAGGAGTAGGTGGCCTTTTGCTTGCAAAGGTAACTGATGAGATCGCNCANCAACGTCAGGAATATATGGCACGTCGCCATTCTGANCGTAGTGATGCAGTAGAACACGATCTTATGAAAGAGCAGCACAAGAGCATGCCGATCAATGTTGATCGACAGTCTCGCGTAACTTTTGGTGGTACGAAAAAGAGTTAATTTTTTAACGATTTTTTTATCACGAAATTTTTATTAACCGTTCACAGGTAAAACTGTGAACATTTAGGAGAACGACAAACTATGGCTAATACAAGCACAACAGGATATGGGCTTAGAGCAATTGAGACTGTTGGTAATACACCAGCAACTCAAGGGCAATCTAAATACTCTATCTTGTCAGGTTTGGGCGTGCGAATCCTTAAGAACGAACCAATTGGACCACAAGACGGATCTGGTGATGATGGCTATATGCAAAGTATAGCTCCCACTACTATGGACGATGGTGGNACAGGCGGTNCGNNCTGGGATGCAGATACAACTACTCCAGAAGTTTGTGTAGGAGTTTCTAACGGTGTTTTTTACATCGATGGAACTACAAGCAAACCTACGTGGGGTAATTCAGTAGCTGCGAGTCAAACATTCGCAACTAACCCAAATACAGGTAACAGCAATGGTTGGGTATTCGTTAATGATAATCCGTTTCAAGAGTATATGATAAGNGCAGATGCANNAGTAGGAGCTTCTTTAGCTCTTGCTCAAGCCGCTATGTTGGTTGTTTATATGAACCAAAATGCTGGTGGTGCTGGCTATCAAGGCCAATCACAAGCTACTCTTAATATTGCAGGTCACAACAATGGCTACATGTGGAAAATCGTAAGATCGGCAGAAGTGCCTAATCAAGAAGATCTTACAGTTTCAGGTGGTGGTTGTGATTTAGTAGTAGCTTTTAATACGGGTGCTAATCAATTCCTAAGAGATGATGCAGCATAAGGAGAAACTATGGCAATATCACGAGCACAATTAGTAAAAGAGCTTGAACCTGGTTTAAATGCATTATTTGGACTGGAATACAAGCGATACGACAACCAANCAGCTGAAATATACGTAANTGAAAACTCAGACAGAGCTTTCGAAGAAGAAGTNATGTTAAGTGGATTCGGTAATGCGCAAGTAAAAGGCGAAGGTCAAGGGGTATCATTTGATGATGCTCAAGAAACTTTCACAGCGCGTTATACTCACGAAACCATTGCTTTGGCTTTTGCAATTACAGAAGAAGCTATCGAAGATAATCTCTACGATAGAATCTCTTCTCGTTATACAAAAGCTTTGGCTAGATCTATGGCGAATGCTAAACAAGTGAAAGCAGTAGAACCTTTAATCAACGGTCTTCCGACTACGGATTCTTTTGATTCAGGTGATGGTGTTTCTTTGTTTAATACATCGCACACTACTTTGAATGGTAGCTTTCAAAATACGCTANCTACACAAGCAGATCTAAATGAAACTTCATTAGAACAAGCCCTAATCGACATATCAGGGATGACTGACGAAAGAGGTCTTAAAGTTGCAGCTAAAGGGGTGAAAATGATTGTTCCCCCTGAAAACCAATTCAATGCTGAAAGATTGATGAAATCTCAAGGTAGAGTTGGAACTGCTGATAATGATATTAATGCAATTGTGTCATTAGGAATGATTCCTCAAGGATATAGAGTGAATAATTACCTAACTGATACTGATGCATGGTACATCATCACAGACGTACCTAATGGAATGAAACATTTTGTTAGGGCAGCACTTAAAACTGCTATGGAAGGCGATTTCGATACTGGAAACGTAAGATTCAAAGCTAGAGAAAGATACTCATACGGAGTATCCGACCCTAGAGGAATCTTCGGCGTTGAAGGTGCGTAATTTAAACTAACTTAAAGGGGCGGCCTCAAAGTCGCCCCTTTTTATTTTTAAGGTATGATATGAAAAATTTCCGAGTACAAATCCATTATGAAGGCTATCGCGCTGAAACAACCGTGATGGCTGAAGACACTATAGAAAGTGTCGAAAAATCAATCCTTGACAAACTAGGAAGAAATGAGATAAAGTTCGAAAAAGATGGATTTACCAATGGTAAATGGATAACCTATGAGGAGGTTATAAATGACGGAAGACCTGTACATTACAAAACGGTCCTTGGAACTAGAGTGGCAGAACGAGCAGCTGAAGTCGGGAAAGCATAATATCCGTATGATTGAAATTAATAAAAAAATCCAGGATGTTATCAAAGAGATTATTGCTCAAGAGTTTGAAAACGACACTCGTCTTACGCAACAAAAAGACGCCAAGCCCGAAGTTTCGATAGCCACTTAAGCGCTATCAAAAATCATATAAA